ATCCAGTTGGTATATATTCATACTGGATACATATTCATCATAGAAGTTCAATCCATATGTATTTGTATCGTATATAAACTCTTGCCATGTATCGAAGTATGTCTTCTCACGCAAATCACTAGATAGAATGAATGTTACATTAATGATATCATCATATGTTAACCCCTGAGCAAGTTCATGTGTTGGGCCGTATATAGTATCATTTGTAAGGGTTGTAATTGTTCTGCCAGGCATAGTCAAACTTTTCATTCGTAATGAAAGTTGTCTTGCATTTACATTGATAGAAGGGGGGAAGAATACTTCTGCCTCAAACTTATTTTGTCTTGCAACACCAGATTGGTTAATACTTGCGGCAAGGTCTTGTACACTAAACTGGGGCATTACCCTCTCCTTGGTTGTGTTGACATTTTACGAGAATCTGCATAGACTTTATTTTCAATTCCTTTAGGAACAAATCTCTGCACTGGTAATAGTACTGCCGCCATCATTTCTTCTGCTGTAATCGCACGAAATCTAGATTGTACATGACTTGCAAGATACCTTTTCACTGTTGGTTTAACTAGAGGATTACGTTTGATACGATTCCATGTTAGTCTAATTCTTGTATTTTCGTCCATCCTATCATCTGTTGCATATTCAGCAATCACATTCAATAGTTTCAATCTCATAGGAATAGACAAGTAGTGAAAATTCAATCCAACAAACCCTGTCGATTCTGCAACACCAATTGGTAGTACAAGAGGAAATCTATCGTAATAAGGTAATTCATTTTTACCTTTTGCATCATAGAAGAAAAAGTTCATACGACCATATTGAGGACGCTGACTAATCAACCCCTCTCTAATAAGTTGCTGTGTTGGTGGAACACCCATCTCTCTGATTTGTTTTCTAAACCATGCAACGGAGCGTTCATTACCACCAGTCTTTTCTAATAGTTCATCAAAATACGTCATACATCTATTTATACGTTATCCCACATGGTCTTCAGTAAGAATCTTAAATTCAATACCTCTATCATTACACCATTCAATCGCTGCATCCCACTTTGCTTTATTAACACCCCATGTACGGACTTCATTAATAAATCGTTTGGTTTTACGTTTAGGTATGGGGGGTGGGCCGCATTGTGCTTTGGGTTTGACTTCAATCAACATCTTTTTGATTGTACCGTCTGACTGTTTTACTTTGATATAGAAATCTGGGAAGTACCTATGCATCCTACCATCAAGGGGTGATATATAGGGTATGATAATCTCTTCAGAGCCCCATTCGATGATTGCATCACTTCTATCACAGTAAAGCATAAACCTACGCTCCCATGAAGAACGATAGACGATGTTGTTATAATCGCCTCTATATTTTTGAGGTTTATTGGGAACATATCTTCCCTTATGTGGTTTATATGCCATTACAATCCGTATAAATACTTTCACAGGGTTATCGTAGGACTATTTATATGGCGCTTTTAACAAACATAAAACGGAAAAATACAGACCGAATTGGATATAACTTTATAAGTTATCCAAAAGAACTTGGTACTATGGAGAGAAGTAAGCATTATGTAATGTTCTTTATCAATGTACAAACAAGTGCAACCATTGACTTTGAAGCGAAAAGTGCAGAAGACAAAGCAATGGCGTCACACAATGCCCGATTTGGTTATAGTCCACCAAAATCTAAAACTAAAACAGATGGTTCTACTCTTACTCAGAAAAGAGCTCCAACAAAAAGACTATCTCAAGCAATTGCATTGTATATGCCCGCACAACTTAACATGAGTCAAAAGGCAGGATATGGTGAAGCAGAAATTGGTGTTGCTGTTGCTAATGTTATGGCTGGTTATGATGCGGTTCAATCAGACGCATCATTTAACGAACTGGCAAAAAGGTTTATAGGTCAGGGCGAAAATATAGTAAAAGATATGGCTACTGGCGCTTTAGATGCAGTTGCTACTGGAGCAAAAGCAGCAAGAGATATCAGTCAGGGCAGGGTTCGTAACAACAGGTCAGAGATGGTATTTGAGGGTATTGATAGAAGGTCTTTTGCATTTACATTTAAGATGTTACCTACCTCTGCTGAAGAAGCACAAGCTATCGAAGATATTGTCACAGCATTTAGATATCACGCAATGCCAGAGATTGATGGTTCTGACCCTACTGGACGAACAATGACTGTACCTTCTACGTTTGATATTGAATATCATCCCAATACTCACCTACATAAAATATCTACATCAGTTCTAGAATCAGTTGATATTCAGTATGGTGGAGAACGAGTACAATTCTTTACAGATGACCAACCAGTAGAAACACAGCTTACACTGAACTTTAAAGAACTAGAAATCATTACAAAGAAACGTATAATGGATGGATTTTAATCATGTCTTATTTTAAAAAGTTCCCTAAAATTGTTTATGATGTCCAAACTTCTGGACAGTTTGTTCTAATGACAAATCTAACCAGAAGGGTTAGGTTCAGAGATTTTGTAAAGAATAACCAAGTTGCATTTGATTTCTATGATGTGAAGTCGGGTGAAACACCAGAATATATTGCACACGAGTTCTATGGTGATTCAGAACTTCATTGGGTTGTGCTGATGGCGAATGACATTGTAGACTACTATAATGAATGGCCTATGACACAACATTCATTTGAGAAGTTTGTAGAAAGTAAGTATGATGATGTAAACGGTATTCACCACTACGAGTATCCACAAACCTCTGGAGATACAACCATTCTAATTGAACAACCTGTTGATGATGCAAATAGTATCCCAGCAGGGTCTACACCAATAACTAACTATGAGTTTGAAGACAGGTTACAGGATACAAGAAGAAGAATAAGACTAGTATCACCAGAGTTTATATCTCAAATAAAAAAAGAATTCAAAAATAGGATGAACGGATAAAAGATGGCGGATTTCAAATACGCTGGTGAATTTATTATTGAAGAATGTACTCTCTGTACGGTAGGTGGACTAGAACTAGACCTAAAAGAACAATTCAGTAATATAAGTATTTTTGAGGATATCTACTCAAATTCAATCACTGGTAATATATCATTTATTGACACAAACAACTTGACTGCTAATGCTTCTATTGTAGGACAAGAGAAGTTGCGTCTTGTCATTATGACTCCAAATGCAGATGATGATACTGACCGTTCAATTTGTATTAATTTTACAGATAGTCCATTACACGTTTATCAGGTTGCAAACAACGTCAATATCAACGACAGAACAAAGGTATTCACTCTTAGATTTACAACTGCTGAGTTTGTAAGAAACCAAAGAATTAGAGTTAAGCAGTCCTTCTCTGGAGAGCCATCTGATATCATCAAAACTATTGTCAGAGGAGAAGAGTACTTGAATTCCAAAAAGGAGTTCTACTACGAAGAGTCCACTAACCTGTTCAAGATGATTGCCCCCAACAAACGTCCATTCGATTTCATTAACGATTTATCTAAACGGTGTCTATCAAAAGACTACAATTTCTCACCAAGTTTTCTATTCTTTGAGACTTGCGAGGGATATTTCTATAGAACCATTGACAGTATGATGGATAGAAAGAATCCTAAGATGGTATATAGAGAACTTACACCATCAGAAGACCAATCTAAAGTTGTACTTAATCTTAGCAATATCCTTAGTTATGATGTTGTGAGTTCTAGGGATACCGTGTTACAGGCACGAGCAGGGATGCTCTCATCAAACTATCTGGAAGTCGATACGTTCAACAAAACCTTTACTAAATTTGCATACGACTATTCAAAGGATTATGAAAAACAGGTCAACGTAGATGAATACAATGGATACGGTTCTGAGAAGTCTATCCCTCTATCCATGGCTAAAGATGACTATGGCAATAAGATAACAGAATATCCAGAGACAACGCAGTATCTTCAGTACACGCAGAGAAACAAACCGGCAGACGATGGTGGACAGTTAAACCCAGCATATGATATTGATGTGGATTATAACGGACATGATATCTGGTTACAGAAAAGAATGTCTAGAAATGTTTCTATGGACACTGCAATCACCCTCAGACTTGCTGTAGCAGGAAACACAGCAGTTCATGCTGGAGACTTGATTGGAGTACAGTTAAAGAATCAATCAACTGGAGATGATGAGTTAGACCCATATCTCTCTGGTAAATACCTTATCAAAAACCTGAGACACGAGTTTAAGAATGGCCCAGGCAAGATGATGCATGACTTACATATAGATTGTGTTCGTGATGCCGTACAGAGTGCATATCCATCATCAGGTGTGACAGCAACAGATGGTGGAAAGAAGATAGATAAAATATTACCAAAGGGCGATGAAGATTCATCCCCACAATCATTCTAAGGAGACAACTGACAACACTAGTTTGTTATGATAACCATTAACCAAACATAGAGGTAACAAATGACAACCAAACTCAAAAATCGCCTAAAGAAAATGACATTTCAGAAGACACTAGATAGAGAGATAAAAGTTGAGAATACCAAGGAAACTAAATACTATGAGGAAATGTACAAACAGCGAACTATGGAGTTGTTAGGAATAAAACATGAAGAACTTTACGGAACTACAAGAGGGAGTCTATGATCCCAATATATTCAAGGCAATCTTCTTAGCAGGAGGGCCTGGCAGTGGCAAGTCTTATGTAGTTAGAAGAACTACTGGTGGACTTGGTATGAAGATTGTCAACAGTGATGATATCTATGAAAAGATGTTGAATGATGCTGGACTAGAGACTACACCAGAAGACATCTTTTCAGACAAAGGACAGGAAATTCGTGTAAAGGCAAAAGCTGTCACCAAACGTATGCAGACTAACTTCTTGAGTGGTAGACTAGGACTTATCATTGATGGTACTGGTAAAGACTACGACAAGATTGCAAAACAGGTACAGGGATTAAAAAACATTGGATATGAATGTTCTATGATTTTTGTCAACACCTCACTGGATACTGCACAGGAACGTAATAAGAAAAGAAAACGTACACTGCCTGAAGACCAAGTAACTCAGATGTGGAATGAAGTGCAATCAAATATAGGTAAGTTCCAAAGGTTATTTGGTGGTTCTAATATGATTATTGTAGACAATAACGATGCTGGTGAGGATGTGTTTGCGAAAGTGTGGAAACGATGTATGTTACTAGTAAAGAAGAAAGTAACGAATCACCTTGCTAAAAAGTGGATAAATCAAGAGTTGAAGAAGAAGAAACGATAAAAACAATAAAAAAACTTTCTAAGGCCCTGTTTTTACAGGGTCTTTTTTTGTCGATTTTACTTGACATTTGTTCTAAAAACAGGTATTATCTATAAGTAAGATGAGTTGAAAGAGAGATTTGATATGACGAAATTTGAGAAAGAAATGTTTACTTGGGATGGTATGTATCTCATGTATAAGGGTGACTTTGCTGGT